ATCGATCATCGTCATGAATCCGTTAGAGATTCCGGAGAACGCCGAGCTGAAAGTCAGTCCCTCGCCGATGCGCTTAAAACCGTCACCAACTGCTTGGCCGAAATTCTTGACAGCGTCGATCTGAGGACCGAAGAAGTCAGCGATAACATCCCCAACTTCTTTAATCTTTTCGCCGAATCTCTTGAAGGCTTCCGAGACGGACTTGATGGTTTCATTCCAAGCTAGGAGTAGACCCGGCTTAGATTCTTCCCAGAAGGCTCCGAGAGCCTTGGACGCGTTCTGGACTGCCGTCCCTAGTCCCTTACCGAGGTTCTCAGTAATCGGCTTGATGGAATCACCGAAGGCCTTGACCTTCGCCGACCACTTAGGTCCGATCTCCTTAGCAACGCCTTCCATAGACTTGTAGAAGGAGGTACCCCAATCGGTCACGATCTTGGTGATCTTACCGAACGGGCTAGACGTGTCGTTTAGGAATGCCTCGAACGATCCGCCGAGTCCGGTAAGGCCTCCGATGAGCGGCCCAAATACATTCTTAGCGGCATCCTTAAGAACACCGAAGAATTCTCCGATAGGAGGTAGGACGGCTTCAATAACTGTTCGGATTCCATTGAAGAACGGGGCGATTGCTACGCTCGTAAGCTGGACGAACCAGTCCGCAAGAGACTGAACCCAACCGACTACCGTGTTAAGAATAGACCCGAGAGCTCCGAGAATGTCAATGCCCCCGGTCATCTGGCCGAACCAGTTGGCGAAGACATCAATGATCTCGGAGATCTTACCTCCTACTTGTAGCAGGGGCTTGACTAGGGCTCCGACAAGGATCAGACCGATCTTGATAGCAGCGACGACCACTTGACCGATCGCTACTCCGAATCCGAGCAGAGCCTTCACTACTGGCCAGATGATTTGGGCTACCATTTTGAAGACTCGGCCGATGTCCGAAGCCATCTGGTCCGACATGATCAGCCAGTTGGCGATTTCGTGGTGAAGGAACTTCGAGAATTCGAATAGTGCTGCGCCAGCATCACCGGTAAAGACATCCTTGACTGCCTTACCAATTGCAATGAGTGGCTTTGACACGGCCGTCCAAAGATCTCCAAGAGCGTACCACCACTCATACCATCCGCCGAGCTCGTCCCAACGATCCAGGATCCCCTGCATAGCATCGAAGAACGCGCTGATGCCACCATTGACAACATCACTGACGCCAGTCCAGAGCGTTTTAGCTCGCTCGAAGTCGCCGAAGAATGTTCGGAACAGAGACGCCCAACCAGAGCCCAGGGATTCCGCAACGGTATCCATGAGCTGAGCGAAAGTCTTAACCTTCGTAGCTGCATCGTTTGCGGTCTCCGCGAGCTTCATGATTTCTTCAGTCTGCTCTTCGGTGTAACCGGCGTTCAGGAGCTGTTCTTTAGAGAGATCGCCAGTATACTGGGCGAGCGTCTCGATCATAATCTCCGAGGTAAGCCAACCATCAGCCAGAGAGTTCCTGAATGAACCCTTCTTCTCGATGATCTCGTCAACCGCGACACCATAGGTTCGAGCAGTTCGCTTAAGCGATTCTTGGAACTGCTCGCCGCCCATACCAGCATTAACGATCGAGTTCCAGTCCTGGAGTTTCACGACACCGGTCGACAGTGCCTGCGAAAGCTGGTACATAGCCGTGGCTGCCTGTGCTGAAGACGCACCAGACATAGCGGCAACGTTGGAAAGACCCTTAATCGAGGAGACTGATTCCTTCAGGCCGACACCTGCTGATGTGAACATACCAATGTTCTTGGTCATTTCACTGAACGAGTAAATCGTCTTATCGGCGTACTGGTTCAGCTCGTCGAGGGCTGCATTGATGGTGGCAACCGTCTCGCCCTTGGAGAATGTGTTAGCCTGAATAGTCTGAACCGCGTTAAGCTGATTCTCGTATTCCCGGAAACCGTCCAGAATCGGTCCGAATGCGAAGGAGCTAAGCATCGAGCCGCCGGCAGTAATTGCCTTTGCTGCGATGTTACCGAGCGCCACGGAAGCAGCGCCTCCCAGCATCGTAAAGTTTGTCGACGTCTGCTTAGCGACAGCACCGATGTTCGCCGTACCCGCAGTTGCGCCTGAAGAGGCCCCGGTGATGGTAGTGTTTACGTTCTTAACACTGGTGACGAGGCCATTCATACCCTTAGCAGCGTTCTGGGCTGCCGGGTTGATTCCATCAAGACCGGTTGTTGCAGTCTTGAAGTTCATTCCCTCCTTGAGCCGGGTGACGTTCTTAAGAACACCCTCGACCTTGGATGAGAACTTTGAGTCGTCAAGCTCAAGGCTTACGACCTTGTTTTCAATAGACTTTGCCATGTTACTCGAGTGCCTTTCTCACCATTTCATCGATCTCTTTGAAAATTGGGCGCATAGCAGGGTTAATGTAATCTTGACCCTTTACGTATCCGCCCTGCCTAGTACCGTGTCCGTATTGCAGGATGATGGCAATAGGCACTCCATCAACAACATGGGTGTTATACCAGACGATCTTAATACCTCGACTGGTTTTAACCGTCTTGTAAGCCCAGGAACTGGCTGTTTTACCAGTCTTTGTGGGGGTTGCAGATTGGAGGGCCGCCAGACCACGTGAGGCTGCATCGCCAAGTACAGAACGAAGGTTCTGATCCTTTACTCTTTGCAGCCATTTTGACGTGTCGAAGTCTCCTTTGAAACTCATCTCAATCATGACGGCCCTCCTTTCTGTTAGTTATTGATCACGCGAGTGAGTTCAGTCGCAGTGATCGGGCCTACGATACCGTCGGTCGTCACGCCGAGGATTCGCTGAACCTCAGCGACGGTTTCGTCGTGAGCCTCTTCCGAAAGCTCGCCCCAGACACCATCGACCTCGGTTCCGACGACTTCCTGCGCGAATTCGATACCGCACGGGAAGTTGTTACCGCCCCAGTCAGAAGCGGAGACGAGGACGAGCGCTCGAAGGTTAAGGTCGGAAGCGTCTGCGGAGCAGTGCAGGACCTTAGCGAGCTGTTCTCGTCGGTCGACCGTGGTGACCGCGGGAGGAGCGTACGCAGGAGTGACCTCACCACCGGAGAGGCGGTTGTACATCTCGACTGCATAGCCCATGTAGGCGTCGCGGTACTTGTCTCGGAGCTGGAACGGGCAAGCCGTCGAAGTGAAGTCCGAGTGCGGGAACACGTTCCATCCCCACGTGGGTGAACCAAGACCGTATCCGTAGCAGAGAGCACCGGTAAGGTAACCACCGTACTTGATCGTGGCTTCGGAGATATCCCAAGGTGTTCCGTCGTTGGGTCCCGTGATGTTGGCGTGCTCGATACCGATGGACTTGGTGTTAGCTTCCCAGCTACCGGCATGGTACGCAGTATCGTAATCATGGACAGTCTGTCCGATGGTGCCATCGTCCTCGACCTGGTAGTGCGCCGAAGTTCCGGCGCCTTCCCAGAAGTTACCTACAGTCTCGGTAGACTGACGAACTCCGGCGTTGTGGTGCAGAACGATGAACTCGATGTCCTTACCCTCGCGACCTCGGGTAAACGATCGGTTGATGAAGTGCTGCTTATCAGCAATGAGATTGGAAAAATCCACAATTAACCTTTCGAGTTGTATTTAGCCCGACGGGCCTTATTCATAGCTGCTCGTTGAGCTGCTGTTGCACTGGCGCTGGCATTACTTCCGCCCTGTTTAGCAGCGGAAAGTTTAATCAGTGTAAGTAGTCTGTTTAGATTCCACTTGTCGCACTCATACGGGATGTTAAACTGCGACATATACCAGTAGATGAGTTCACTGGTCATGGAATCTTTAGGTCCGCCCCTCGAAGGCGGGTCTAGTAGATGAGTGGCAGAGGCTTCGTCGGCGATGTATTCTGCTATTTTGACCTGAATGTTTCGATCAAGTCGACGCATGAAATCCCCGGGGAGAGGTTCCTCCGACATACATTCTACATAGTACACTGTTTCTTCCGGAGTAGCGGGAGGGTTGTCTAGAAACGAGCGTTTGTAGACTGACTCCCACTTACTCACGGCTGCCAGTGAGTGTGTTAGATGTAAAGTGTACGAAGGCATGGTTACGAACGTGGACGAGTCCTCGTCGAACCGCTCTTCCCCGGGGAGTTCAAGCGTTAGTGAGATCATGCCGCCACGAGCGTCTTAATCTCGTCGGGAGTGAGCAGCGTAGCGGGACCAGCGACGCCATACAGCTTGTCGGTGATCTTCTTGTACTTCTCGGGGGTGAGCTTGGTAGAGTCGATCGTGATCAGCGAGGTGGGCTGAGCACCCGTCACGTTGATCGGAGTCGTCGAGCACTCCCACGAGAACGCGATAGCCTCGGGCGAATCCGAGATGGTGTTGTAAGCCTTCTCGGAAGGTGCCGCCATAGCGCCGTAGATGATGTGCAGAAGCTCACCATACTGGTCGCCCTTGGTGTCGTTGCCGAGCTTGGTGCAGTACGAGAACGCGAAGCGCGAACGAGGCTGCTGGCCGATGTTGACACCGGCGAGAAGAGCAGCGGTGCCGTCGCACACTGCGAACTCGTCGGGGTACGTGTACGCCTCGATCGTGAACTTCAGGTTCTCTGCCGAAATCAGCGTCAGGTACTTGATGTTGTCCGCGTACACGTCCGAAGACTCGGCGCCTTCCGGACTCTCGGAAACCGACTTGAGGCCGTTCCAGGCCACGCCGTTACCGTAACGGTTCTGCTTGAGGTCGTAAGGGAACAGAACGCCCTTGCTAACGCCAGTCTGGTAAATGTGCTGGCCTTCTTCGTCCCACTTGATGGGTGCCATGATTTCTCCTTAGAGGTAGGTTGTAAACACGAAGTGATTCATACCCTCGGAGGTATATGTCGTGTCTAGCGTTGTGTAAGGTATGTCGAGAATAGCGTCGATCGCATCGGGTTGTGGGTCTTTGGTGATCAGAGTCACTGTGTACTCAAGACTATCCTTATACCGACGATCCGAAGCATGTGTCGACTTATTACGAGACAGATGGAACAATACCGCAGGGTAGTCCATCTTAAGATTCTCAGGCGGTTGGAAGTATACCCTGTTATGGGCTACAGCCTTCCTGAGAAGGTGTAGGAGGTCCTTATACGTGCGCATACAGACCCCCTAGGTTGATCGTAACTCGTGGTGGATCGATAGATACCGATTGTACCTCCCATTTTGAACCTTTCCACACTACGTATCGAAGGTCCATCAAATGGTTGTTCATCCACGGAGTTGCGATTACGCTAACTTCGTTGGAGAGTCGGAGGTTGGTGTTTACGGAGTCCGAATTCTTGTACCGATTGGAGATCCTACGAAGGAATCCCTTAGCCGGTACTTCTTTTCGTTCCTCCAGATAGACACCTTCCTCCGACTCTACCGTAGTTACGAAGCCTAGCTTACCGCTAAACTTCGACATACAGTCACGCCTTCTTGCGGGAGACCGTAAGAGCCGAGTACGGTGCCGTCAGGGAGCCCGAAAGACGGGTCTCCATGAGGTACTTGTACTGGTTGAAATCCAGGTCGAAGGTCTCGGCCATACCCAGCTCAGCGCCCGCGTTGGAGCCGATCGTGTAGTCGCGCAGGTCGACCACGATGGCGAGGAGTTCGGTGTCGGCACCCTTGACCTGGTGCTCGAAACCGTTCATCTGCGGGACGGTGACGATCTTCGAGACGCCCATAGCGGCGGCGAGGGAAGCCTCGGTCTCGTAGATGCGGCGACCGTTCTTGTCCTTCAGCAGAAGGAGCGAGACGAGGCGCTTCTTGTCGATGAACAGCGTCGGGGATCCGGAACCCTCGAGGTCCGCAGACGCCAGGACGATATCGTCAACCAGGGTCTCGTCAGTCGTGTCGTGCTCGAGAGTCTTGTGGATCGCGTAGAGCTCGTTCTCCTTGATGATGGGGCGAATCGCCTCCTCGTTCACCTTGTCCGGGTCGGACTCGGTACGGCCGTCACCCAGGAGGATCGCACGAGCGATTTCCTCATTGAGCTTGCCCTTCATCTCGGACTTGAGCCAGGAGACAACGTTCATGTCGGTGATGTCGACGATGTCGTCGCGATCCAGACGCTGCTTCTTGTAGATGGTTGTGGGGGAAGTGGTGCGCATCAGCAGCTTGATGACCTCGTCGGTCTTCTTCATTGCCTTCTTCGCGTAACCCTTAGCGCGAGCCTTGTCGTCGCGGATGTCCGCGAAGATGGACTTGATTCGAGCAAAGGGCGAGTGCTTCGTGCCGTTCATCACGACGGAGACCCAGGACTGGTCGCGATCGAGAGTGATGGGCTCATCGGTGATGGACTTGGCGTCGGGGAACAGGTAGCCGATGTTCTCGATACCGTAGTCTGCGTGACGCAGTTCCTCGGACAGGGTGGTGCCGTTCGTCTTCGCGCGCTCAACAATAGCGGCGAAATCCGAGTGGGACAGGGTGTTCTGAGCGTCCTTATCGGTGCTCTCGAAGATGTTGTGCTTCATGTTTTCCTCTTCGTCGGTTTCTTCGTCGGTTTCATCAGAGTCCTCTTCCGAGTCCTCTTCGGATTCCATGTCGATTGCGGCGGCGATCAAGTAGTTGACAGCCTCCATCTGTTCTTCGGTGAGATCCGAGAGAATGTCACCGATGGTACGATCCCCCTCAGGAGAGGAATCTTCTTCGTTGGCGGTTTCTTCTTCCCCACCCTCGAAGTCTTCATGAGTCGCGTCGTCTTCCGTAATTCGAATGACGGCGGAGTATCCAGAATCATCGCTGTGAGCCACAGCAACGTTCTCGATGGTAGCTCCAGGATTGGCCCCTCGAAGAACCAGGGAAACCTCAACGATGTTTCCGTGTTCGACAACGGGACCTTTCTGTCGGAGCTGGTTTGCGAAGATCGACATGGCGTTAATGTCACCATGCTCAATCAGTTCGCGCGCGTGCTCAGCCTGCTGACTTCCATTAAAGAAGCCATAGGCGTACACGCCCTTACCTCGGTTCTCGAGCATTGCATGACCGAGAACATTGGTGACTTCACCGTGACCGTGCTGCCAAACAAGAGGCACAACGGCCCCATCGTTCTGCGAAAATGCATCGTGGCCGATAGTACGGCCGTCGGTACACTTAACGCCGGCAACAGTGGCCCAGCCGGAGAAGTCGGCCTTGCTAGTGTCAAGATCCATCGACACTGTCATTTTGAACCTCCTGTTTGGATTCTGCGTTTGCAGAGCTTGTGTACGGGTTCGCCAACTGATCAGCCTTAGGATCTGTAGCCTGAGGCAGACCGATAATGGATCGAATCTCGTTAGGCGTCATCACCAGGTTGGTAATGAACGTTTGAGCCATCGACGCGACCGAGTCTAGGGACGCCGAAGAGAAGGGATCGCGAACGTAGATGATACGCTGACCCTGAGTTCGAGCGGTTCTGGTTAGGAAGACCATCGTGGCCGACTTGGTGATGCTGTCCAAGATCGGACGCACGGTCCTATTGTAGTAGGACAGGTTGGTCTCAGCATCCGCGGTACCATTGAATACGCTCTCAGTAAAACCTAGCGCGTTGTAGAGTTGCTCCGTCAGATACTTAACCTGCTCAAGTAGGTTGTTCTCCACCGGACGGTTCAACTGAGTGATCTTCTCTGCTCCATCGACGTAGGCTACGCCGATTTCAGAGTTTCGAAGCTGCGATTCAATGGCCTCGCGTCGGCTTTCCGCCTGTTGCTGTCTAAGTTCGCCTCGTACCGAATACGGGAGCTGGATAATAAGATCCAGTTTCTTACCCAAGGCACTATTATCAATGGCGTCTAGTGCATCGAGCTTTCGTGCGAGTCGCTGGGCCAATGAGCCATTGGTCGCAGTGACGTCATACAGTGGCGAGTGAACAACACAGACAGAATGTTTAGAAACGGTGATCGTTTCTCGGTTTCCGGTACGGTCGTTATAGACATCTACATCGACCGAATCAGTGTACCAGTTTACAACACGACCTACGCGCATTGAAAGGACATCAAACGAGCCGTCTTCGTTCAGTTGGATGTCTGTATCGACTGGTACCAGAACCGCAGACCCGTATTCAAGCATCGTGTACACGAGTTCGTAGATCAGACTATTAGATGTCTGGTCTACGTTAGCCATCAACGAAAGGCATTCGTTTAGCTTGGATGGTTGTTCTGAATCATACCTGCCATTTTGATCGACACGGACGTGACGAATCGGCGTGTTAGAGACGTCCAGCGCAATCTTGTTGTAAAGCGTTTGGACTAGGTTAACACTTCCGCCAGATCGATACCTGGGTCTGTATTCACTGTATGTCCGAGTAATCAACGAATGAGAGTCGTTGCTTGTGAACACGTTCCAGGCTTTTGTAAGTCTCGATCGGATACCCATACAACCTCCTTTCCTTACGCGAAGTCGTCTAGTTGTTGTTTGTATGCAACCCAAGCGTCCATCAATGCTGCGACGCTGTCGATCTTAAGATCCATTCGTTTCTTAAGAATCTTTCGGTTGCCGTTAGTGTCCTCGATGGTGATGGTGTTGCCCATCGCCCAGGACATTAGCTCTTGATCGAACAGCAGATGTCTATCCGAAGATAGCTTCTTCAATTCGCCAAGCGGCACTGATTCCGTCCTAGCTCCCTGGATGACCTTATGAACACCGTATGGTCCGTTTTCAGTCACCCATCGCTCGACGAACTCACGTGCATTGTAGGGGTCGTAGCCAAATGCTCGAACATCGAACTCCGAACGGATGATAAAGTCATCCAGATCATTGTAGACTGCGATCATATCGAGAATCGTCCCGTCCATGACTTGAAGGGAGCCTTCTCGAATGAAAGATTCGTATTTGACGCGACCTGCGGCCGGTAGTTTATCGAACGTTCTGGTGGTGATATACGCTCGAGTCTTTACTCCGAAGGTACCGTCACCTAGCGGGAAGAGGAATGTAAAGGCACAGAAGTCGTCACCCTGTGACAGGTCCGCTCCCATAGCGCATGGCATCTGCCAGTACTCCCTCTTCTGATGGGGTATCGTTTCTTCATAAGTAAAGAAGTACGTATACCCCTCCATGGGGATACCAAAACGCTTGGCCAAGATGTCGTTACGGGCTGAGGGCACATTTTCAGCTCGAGCGACGTCTCGTTGGTAGGTATCATAAGACACGGTCTTACCGATGTTCGGCTGCGCCTTGATCCACATGTTAGGATCGGCCACTTCCTCCACTTCATCCAGTCTGTAATACCAGATGGATGTGTGAGGATCGTAGTAATCGCCCTTGAGGATCGAAAGTAGCTCCATTTTGATCGAATCGCCGATACCGTTTCGTACCGTACCCTCAGACGACACCGCAAGGATCACCCAGTCGTTAAGTTTAGACGCGCCCTGCTCTAGAGCAGAGATCACGTCCTGCCTAACGTCTCCAGAGAGCCATTCGTCTACGGTATTCACTTTGGTTCGGAGACCCTGAAGTTTGTCAACGTTCATGGGTCGAACTTCAAGTAGCGATTTGGTCGAGAAGTTCTCGATCCCGCGCTTTGTAGGTGTCAGGAGGGCCTTGTTTCGGTTCCCTCCCGACGTTGAGTGTACGCTACCGGCGGTCAGAAACTTGAACAGAGGACCCCTAGACCGCGTAATAGCAGTCTTAAAGGGGCTCAGTGTTTCTTCCGCCTGAGGCATTGTTGGCGCCGTTGCGATCTGATGTGTGGTCGCTGTATCGATCGTAAGAAAATACGCGTGAATGAACGACATATACATCGATTTGGCGGCGCCTCGAGCGACGATAAGATACTGCTTGTTCACAAGCCTTCTCTTCTCGTCTACCTGAACGTACTTACCTTCGTGACCGTTCTCATCCGGGATGAATTTGGTGACTCGTTCGAAGTAGAACCACGACAGCAGACTCTCAGCCCAAAGTTTGAAGCTGTCAAGTAGCGTCAGGTCTGCTCCGTCAGTCAGAGTCATCTCGTTGTTGCAGAAAGCGATGAAGCCCTCGATTGCCTGGTCGTCGTAATAGTAACGAGGATTAGCAATAAGATCATCAATACGGTTCATCTCCATTTCAATGGTTCGAGAGACCGGAATTTCTCCAGCTAGGACTTTATCTCGGAATTCTCCATAGTATTTTGGTGTGGCCGTATTAGAAAGCGTCACTACTTGTTATCCTTCTTCTTATCTTTCTTCACGATGTCTGAAAGACCTGTAGCTCGATCGGCTTCCTTGGCCAGAGCCTTGATACTACCCGTAGACAGGTTGGAATCGATGGCTCCGATTAGCATATCGCTAGCCTTCTTAGCCGCATACTTGGTCAGGTTCGAGCTGGCCTCACTCACGAATGTGTCTGCGAGCTTCGCGAACTGAGATCGGTTGGCCTTCTCATACTCTGCGAGCTTCGCCTTCAGTTCAGAGTTGGTCTTCTCGAGCTGGAGACGCTTATTTTGTTCGATGAGATCTGTAGTGGTCAGATTCTTGGGAAGTGCCTTCCTCTGCTCTCGAGTAAGGCCGCCCTTTGGCGTGGTCGCATACTTCTCAAGCTTAGCTTGTTTTTCTGCTTCCTTAGCCTTCTTCTTCTCTTCGCGCTCGTGCTGCTTGACTTCACGCTCATGCTTCTTCTGTGCGCGTTCCGCGTCACGCTGCTTCTTCTTTCGATCCTGCTCAGTCTTTCGAGCTTCTCGAAGCTTCTGGTTTTCAAGCTTCTTGCGGGCTGCTTCGGCCCTCTTTTGAGCGTGATCGGCACTAGCCTTAGAAAGCTTCTGGCGAGCTGCACTAGCTGCCTTCTTAGCACCGCTAGCAGCCTTCTTAGCGCCACTGGCTGCCTTCTTAGCAGCACTGACAGCCTTCTTGGCAGCCTTCTTGGCTTCCTTTTCGGCGTTCTTTCGGTCGATCTTCGCCTGAAGATCGGCTGCTCGATCGGCAGCGATCTTATCCTTTTCTGCCTTGGATTTGACGGCCGAACCTGTGCTATTTTCGGGCTGCTTACGGACGCCCCACTTCATACCAAGGACGCCGTAGTGTGCTAGTTCCTCTGAATTGTGAGTCTCCACTCGATCTCACTCCTTAGTTGCTTGATGGCCTCGATCGTGAACGATGTGGCCGGCGGATCGAATGCTAGCTTAACAGAGTAATTGACGTACTGTCGCAGCATTCTACCGAGTACCGTGGTTGGATAGTCATCCGACGCGGATTGAGGAAGAGCTGGATCCTCTGTCAACTGCGTAGCAGTCATGAGGGAGTTCTCAATAGCGTCGGTTAGCTCGAGATCGAAATCGGTGTCTTCATTCTCAATGTTAAGATACCGTTTCGTCTCTTCTAGAATGGTCACGAGATCCTCCTCCCCCATAATGTCGTGTCTCCGGGAGACCTAGGCTCAAAGTCAACCAAGGCCAAAGGAGATGTTCCGTAGTGAATAGCGTTATGCGTATCTCTAGATACACAAATAAGGTTGTTCAGATCCCACATACATGGGTCTGCATCAGAGCATTGTCGGGGTGTTAGAGGATTTATATGATGAACTACGATACCATCGTAGATCTCATAACCCTCTATACCTAGATCACAGCCAAGGTCCCTAGCAATCGCCTCTGTTCGAGCCTTTCGCCAGACGTCAGATCTGTAAAAATCCTGATTCATCCACCTAGAACCGCCGAAGGTCTCGTCGAAGAACTCTCCATTCAAGGAAAGGTACTCGAGTCGTTCTTCAAAGGTCTCCAGCCTGGACAATTCGCTATAGCTGCGCATCGGGCTCTCCAGAATATAACCTGAAGGCGTCCAGCGCTTCTGAAACAAGCTCTTCTGTTCTGGCTGCCGACTCAAGAGCCGAAACTTTAGCCTGTGCGAGTAGAGTGTCCGCTTTAATGCGCTCTTGTTCCAGCTTTTCCCTACTTCCACCGAGTTTTAGGAAGTGTAGGATAACAGAATTGGATGCTGTACCGTCCATAATCTGCTGTGCGGCTAGATCCATCGCACCTGCAATAGCCAATCGCTCCGCTTCTTCTGGGCTAGTAGGGGGTTTCCCCCGCTTTTTAACCATACATGCTCCTCTTTTGGTTCGTTCGAGACGAGTTTTAACCTACACGACCGCCGGTTGAAAGGAGCATGAAAGACCGGCCGATGAGAGAACCAGGCCGTGTAGGCTAAAACCCATCTCGAAATATCCCTCCGGGGGTAAATCGAGGAGGGGCGCGATTTGGG